ACTAATCCTAATGTAATTTTATTTGTTCCTGTTTTTTTTACTGTTCTTGAGCCAGGTGTTAAAGCACCTAACATACGACCTGAATAAAATAAATCTACTTTAGTTGATTTACCCTCTTTTTGTAATTTTTTTAAATAGCCTGCAGAATATGGAAGAAAAGGTCTATCTCTAAAATCAATGCCTTTTGAGGTTTTAGTTCTTATAATATCTAATAATTGGAAGCCAGCTTGTAATACACCTTTTTCAATTATGCTTTTAAATTTTCTTTGTATTCTTGCATATCTTTTTTTTATTAAATCTGCATTTGTTTTGATTTTTAAATCAATGGTCATTATCTAGTCAATCTTCTAAACCCATGTAATGGCTCTCTCTCATTGGATACGATAGTTCCATCAGAATCTACATCATACTCAACACCATCTTCTAATATCATTCTCCATTCAATATTATATTGGCTCATGTAATATTCTTGCATTCTTTCAAATCTATCTTTTTCTGTTTCTGGTCTAAATTTAGTTAATGCTGGTAAATAGAATCTTCCAAGAAATAAATAAACACCAGCTCTTTCAAATTGGTCTAAATTTACTTTTGTATTAACCATTTCAGCAGTATTTAAAACTGTTATATCTGTGAATATATTTGTTTTATATACAGGCCACCATTCTACTCTTAATGCTCTAAAAATATCATTAGTAGTTTGTGCAAAAAAATTAACTGCTTCTGTATCAGTTGAAGCTATACCAAAATCAAAAGCATCTGGTTGATATTTAGTTACATCTCCAGCAACGATTACATCTGCACCTGTATAATTAGCCATAATTTATTTCCAAATTAAATAAGCAATTATTAACACTAAAGGGATAGAGTACATTGGATTATTAATGCTTTTTCTCCAAACCCATTTTGACCATTTTCTTGTTTGTTTAATTATCCATTTGTTCATCTTTTTTCTTCCTTGTTTTTCTTTTCTTTTTTAAAGGTACTACATTTTCTGCAACAACCTCTTTAGCTTCTTTTACATTATCTTGAACAACATTAAAACCTTTAAAATCCCATTTAGCTTTATTGTCTTGATATTGTTTTACAGTTCTTTCTATAATTTTGTCGCCTTTTTGTAATTTAACAGTAGGCTGTTTTTCTTGTACTATTTTAACCATTATATCTCCTTAGTTTAATGCGAGGGCAGTTTCCCACCCTCACAAAGTATTCAATTATTATTGAATTGATGAATCGTGATGTAGTTCAACACCATATGAATCATGGATTTCTCCAACACCATATACTGATGTAGCTACAATCTCGTCAGCTCTTAGAGAAGCATCTCTTTGAGTTTCGATTTTCACATCTTGCATCATAGCGATTGCTAAAGCATCTCTGTGCATAGCACCACCTTTATAGTCCCCAGCAGTACCTGTGTTAGCTATATTTGAAGTTTCAAATACAGGCATACCAGCTAATCTACCAACGAAGCCTGATCTTAATGCCTCATTTGCTAAATCATTTGCATTTGCGTTTGCGAATGTATTAGTCAAACCAGCTTTAAGGTCATAAGCAATTTTTGGGTGTAACACTACTGCACACTCATCAATGTTAAGAGCATTTTCTCTTAAAGTTGAAAGAGCATTAAAGATAGTTGCAGAATTAATTGCAGTTGTACCATCTCCTAATGTAGTTGAAAAGCCATCAAACAATGCAGTTAAATCTGCGTCTTGTTTTCTTGCTAGTGCTTCTCCAAACAATTTACCAATATCTCCAGCTACATTTCTTGGAGCAGAGTTTCTTGCTAAATCAGTTAGAGTAGTCATAACACCAACCTCAGAAGCAGTAATAGTTACTGAACTAGGGTCAATTGCTGTGTTAGATAAGTCAGTTGCTTCTGCTACTGCTGATGCTGATACTTGCGCATAAACAGGAACTTCAACTGCTTTTCCACCACCTGTGATAGCATAGTTTTTAACTAAGTTTCTCATGATGGATTTTTCAGAAGCTACAAATTGTGCTTCTGCTACTATCTCTGTGTATAGTTCCGATAGTGTAGAACTTGTGCTTTCGTTTGCCATGTTATTACCTATTAAGTTTATTTATTATTAAAGTTAATCTCAACAGCACCTGAATCTCGTTTCTTCCTATAATCTGCATAGGCTTTACGATCTTCTGGTTTTGTTAAGTCCAAGTCCTGTAGATTAAAAGGTTTAACAGTTTTACCACCAATAGCACTCTGGCTTCCTGAACCAGACAACGACCCTTGACGGAAATGTGGGTTGCTATCTAAAAACTCCTTAACACGATCTTCAATTGTAAGTAGTTCTCCTTGTGGGTTATATCGTACATTAGAATTATTATCAACTACTTCTATACGACCATCATCTGTGTACTTAACTTCATCTTTTAGTAAAGCAACAACTTGTGCTGGGCTAATAGCTTTATTAGAAGATGCAACAGATAGTATTGAATTATCAACCTTTTCTTTTTTAATTTGATTTTTATATCTTAAAAGTTCTTGTTCTTTTTCAGATAGTCTTTCTTGCATAATCTTTTCTAAGTCTTGCTTAGTCTTAGCTTCTTTTAATTGTTCTTGTTTTAAAATTTCTTGTTTTTGCTTTTCTTCTTCTTGAAGTTTTTTTTCGTATTTAGATTTTTCAGCTTCAAGTCTTGTTTTAATTATGTTGTCTAATTGTTCTTGGGTAAAAGTATTTTGTTTTGTTTCTTCTACTTTTACTTCTTCTTTTGGTGTTTCAGTTGCTACTTCTGGTGCAACATTTGTTTTTTCTTCGGACATTTGTTCTCCTATTGTTATATTATTAGTTCGCCATTACTGTCATACCAATCTGGATTGACATATGACCATTGATGCCGACAATTATAACCACCACGAACAACTAAAGGATTTCCAGACTTCTTGCCTTTCCAACTTTCCCTTGCCCATAGTTCATTGACTTCATCAATTGTGAAAAGTCCACTTTTCCTCTTATCATATACCCCACTAATTACATTTCTGCAAATCTTTCTAGTAGTAGGTATTATATCCCCATAATATTTAACATAAGTTAATCCAGCATCATTTGACTTATTAAAATTAAGGGTTGCGTCAAAATCTCTCAAGGAATCATTTAAAATCTGTCCAGCATACCTTTTCATGTTCTCCCCAGCACGATCTCTAGCAAATTTAGATTGTAATGTTTGTATTGATTTATCTACTAAAGCTTTTTTAGATTTATCAAATTTATTTTCATTTATATAGTCTATAAGTCTTTGTGCTTCTGGGTCATCTGCACTAGCATAAATACCATTAATGGTTTGTCTTAGTTCCTTTTCTAATACTGCAAAATCACTACCAACAAGAGTGTTTTGATAAACCTTTTCTGATAATCTTCTTGTAAATGTATTAGATACATCTTTAAATTGTGTAAAATATTGTTGTTTTAAATTTTGTACTAATGCTAGATCGCCCTTTGTTAATTCTTGAAACTCGGGTGGTATATTACCAATTAACTTAAAAGCTTTTTCAATTCGTTTAGCTTGTTTATTAAAACCCTCTCTAACAACTGTATCTGACCATGCTAAATATTCTTTTTCTAAAATAAATTTTATTCTTGGTCTTATTGCTATAGCTGATTGTAATTCAATTAATTTTCCATCTTGTGTAGGAAGTCTATTAGCTAATGAAATAACTTCTCGTTCTATTCTATCTAATGTAGCTATTAAAGTTTTATAATATTTAGCTTCTGCTAATTCAATTTGCTTGATACGATATTCTGTAGCTTCTTTGACTATATCTGACATTCATTAAATTTCTTCTTCTTCCACTTCTTGATCTTCTTGTTGTGGCTCGTCTTGTGTAAATTCTCCTACTTCTGATTTAACATCTATCTCATCAAAAATATCATTTAATTTTTCATCATCATCAACTACTGCTCTTGCTATTTCTTTGTCAATTTCTTTTGATAATGTAGGAGATTGAACACCAATAGCTTTTGCTTGTTGGTAGAACATAAGGTCAGTAGCATAATCTCTAATATTGAAACTATCAGGATAATTAATTTCTCCATCAAATGTAGTATCTTGAAATAAAGCATATAATCTAAATAGTTGTTCTTCTGCTATTTGTAAGTTGTCAGCTTTCTCAGATAGTCTAGCATTTAATAATTCAAATTCTGTTTGTAAAGCTACACCAGAAGTAATCCCTGTCTTTTCAGTTCTTACTGCTCCTGTATGTGCTATTCTATTTATAGATTGAACTTTATTATTAATTGAATCCATAATAGCTTGTAAGTTTTGACCAGATGGTTGTAATAGATATGGTTTTAAATTAGGTTCCATTTCATCAGGCATTTCTATAACTGCTCCAGCACCAGCACTAGCATTAACACTAGGAGTTTTTACTAATGATGGGTGGTTAGTTAATCTAATTAGTTGTTCCATTTCAGAATACTCATTATAAATAGATTTTTGTAAATCAGCTATGTCAGTTAAATCAGATTGGCCAATTCCTCTTTTATGAGATTTAGAATTGTACAAAATAACTGCTGGTATTTTACCAATCATATTAGGTGCAGAATCTATCAATCTAGGTTCTTCTCTTTCAGCCATGTAAATAGTATCTATTCTATCAGGATACCAAATTCTCATATAAGTACCACCCTCTCTATCTACTTCTTCTCTAATCTTTAAATAGTTAAGTTCGTACTTACCATTAACTTGTCTTTGAAAGTTCCAATCTAAAACATTCTCTGGAGTAACGATTGATAAGTATGGTCTAATATCTTGATCTAATTCTTCTGCTCTAGTGTTTGTAGTTACATTTGGTTTATCTAACACTAAAAAACAATGACCATAAATAGATGCATAGTTTTGTGCTTGTTTAATTACAGAGTTTAAATTATTACCTTCAAGATCAGCATCTTTTAAAAATGATTCTAAACTAGGTTCATCTTGCATATCGCCAAAATCTCTACTTGGTCTTACTCTAAATAAAAATGATGAATAAATTTGTATGATATTTTTACAATGATTATCGCATGGAGTATTAGCCAATCTTTGGTTAAATTCGTTGTCTAATTCAAGGTTGTATCTATTAAGATATTGACCAATCATATAGTCGTACCCACCATTATACGATCTTATATAATACTCCCAATTATTTATAGTTTCTGAATAGTCTTTGTGAGTGTCTAATGCTTGATCTCTTGTGTATGCCATACTATTTTATTGCCCATCTTGTTGGTCTAGAAAATACTGCCTGAGTTGTAAGAGGTTTTAAAAAATCTACCATGTAGCCTATTGCGTCATTCATGTGATCAAAGCCATCTTCCTTATCAGGAATATTCGTATTCTCCTTGTAAATTTGTCGTTGCAATCCTTTTACAATAGTTTTACACGATTGTGAAACAAAAATATGCCTATTACCATTAGAATCTTTTAGTTTGCTATTAACAGCATTTATCCTATCTCGGATAGCTGGGTGCTTTAATTTACATTTAACTTTAAATCCAGCATTTTGTAATATGCTTAAATCAGTTCTACCACCAGCAGAAGTTTTTCTTTGTCTAGAAGCTGGGTCTGGGTAAATAAAAATAGGTATTTTAGTTCCATATCTATTTCTAATTTCTTCTACCATTTCATCAGTATTGCTTGAATAAATTATTACTTCATCTAAAAAATATATTTTATCTTTTTCTATTTGTCCTACACAAGCACTCATTGGATCCACATTAAAGTCCATGCCAATATGTAATGGCTTTGTCCAATCTATTTGTTTATCTACTACACTTTCTACAGGGTGGAAGTTATAATAAACGCTTCCAGCATAGTTCTCAAATGTACCCTCAAACTCTTGTCTAAAAGTTCTAATGTCAATATCTTGTTTAGCTTGCTCTATTTCTTCTTTTGATACCATTCCACCTTGCAAGGTAGTAAATTGAAATGAATCCCACTCCTTGTCGCCCTGTTGCCCTTTAAGGTACATTCTATAAGACCAATTACCATAGCCCTTTGGCGAACCACACATTAGTACATCTCCCTCAGTATCAGATACAGATGCTCTTAATACCTCTGTCCAAGCCTTTTCCTCAATGTCAGCAAATTCGTCTAATATTAAAAAGTCTAATCCAACTCCCCTCAAGCTATCATAAGCATCACAACCTTTTAATGATATTTTACTGCCTGTTTTTTTAATTGTTATAGTCATATTAGATTCATTAATGTTTTCTATCCAATTAAATTGAGAAAGCATATCTTTAAGGTTTGACCACACAATTTCTTTAGCCATTTTAAATGTAGGTGCTACATACCAGATTTTTTTGTTTATTTGAGTGGCATACTTCATCATTTCAGTAATACATAAATAGGTTTTACCAAATCTACGACCTGATACTAATACTCTAAATCTTTTATTGCTTGATGAAACTTTATGCTGGGGTTTTGTTAGAGTTATGTTCATTACAAAAGTAAGATATATATAATTTTTCTTTGTTAAATCTTTCTGAATAATTTTCTGTAGTTATTATAGTAATCTCTGCACCACCCTTAACACATTCTGTCCATGAATTAAAATCTTTTTGTACTACTGTGGGGTTTTGGCAATATCCTGTAATTGCAGAGCATAGAGAGAATACCAAAATAAATTTCATTGTTTAGACACTATCTTTTTAATAGACTTACTGCCATCTATATTTTCTTCTAATTCAGCTTGTACTTTTCCACACTTATATTCAATATTATTTCCTGTGTTTGTTCTTTCAGCAATTCTTTTACCTTTTAAGCAATCTGACATTTTCTCTTGGATTCTATGTTCTTGTAGTTCTCCAGCAACAAACATACACAATGCAACCACACTACTAATAATTGTTTCCATTTTGTCTTACCTTATCTTTTAAATGCTCAACATCATCTAATGCTTTATCTAATTGATCTCTTAAAAATTGTATATTAACTTTATTAGTCATGTTTTGTTCTTGAGTTAATTCTAATTTTTCTGTTGTCTTATATAAATCTTCTATCAACATATATTGTTCTTGATCAGTTGGTAGTTGCTCAGATTTTTTAAGTAGATCAGCTTGGAATAATTCTCTTGATGTCTCTAAACTTGTAAGTCTGGCTGTAACTTCTGTATATGCAAAGACACCCATAGCAACAGCAATAACAATTCCAACCATGTTTTTAATTGGCATAGCAACAGATGTATTGTCAGATATTTTCATAATGGTTTCACACATAAGGCGAGAAATACAAAACCTAAGATCAACATTCCTGTAAAATAATAGTTCATAATCCTACCCATATTATTTCTTTTTCTTTTTTTTAAATTTACTTTCTACCCATGCAAAACAATTATCTATTATACCAAAGAATTTATAAACGATCTTATCCATTATAATTTAAAGCCTTTTTGCCATGATCTTACTGCCCAATATACAGGAGTTGTATTAAGTTGTTTTCCTGATCTTTTAGCTTTAGCCAAGATGGGACGAAACCTCGCCATGAATGATCTTTTTCTCGCTGGAATATTCTTTTTAATAGATAGCTTTTTATCGCCAAAATTAACTTTGACTACTCTGCCTGTTTTACGATTCTTTACGAATACTTTAAATTTTTTTACATCCCCACGCATGGGTTTGTTAAGTTTTACAGTTCTACCTTTAAATTTAGCCATGTGGCATAAATATCACAAAACTATCTTTTAAAAAACCTTTTTCTCCATTCGTGGCATACATAAGTATCTTTAACACCTTTTGCACCCCATCTACCACAAAACGATCTAGCATTACTATAAAGCCCACAATCTCCACATGAAGCACCCTTTAATGCTTTAGTAAATGATTGAGGCAAACTATAATCTATTATCTCGCCTGTTGGGTAGAAGTTGCTTCTCTTATTTTCCTTGTCCACGATACTTTGCTTTCTGTTGTCTGCGTTTATTTTTATTCATAGTTGATGTAATCTTTCTTCTGCCAATAGATGTACCTTTTTCTGTTTTAGTGTACTCAATAACTGCACCAAATACATTACCCTTTTTTTTTGACATCTTCTATTTCTTCTGGTTTAGCATTTATAATTAGTGGTAAAGGCTCATTAAAGTTTGTTTGTTCTATCTTATCTCTTTGATCTAAATGTTGCTTTCCTAACCATATCTGCATAACAACATTACCTGATAAAGCTTTCTCAAATTGTGCTCTCCTTAAACTTATTCTGCCCATCTCTCGTCCCTTTTTTATAAGGTGGACATAATGCCTTTGTAAAGTCTTTGTAGATACCTCACAAAATTCTGCAATCTCGTCAAAAGTGCAATGTAATTGTGCTAATTTCTTCACTGCTTCTTCATCTATTTTTTTCATTGGTCTCGCCATATGCCTTATTATGTCCTTTTTTAACTTTATTTCAAGTGTGGAGCGTAGGGATTGGAATTGCACCATCTATCTAAATGGGGGTACCACCTAGCCTTTCTAAAGCCTACGCAATATATTGTTTTAATGTTTCATTTAATTGTTTCTTTAATCCTTTATCAAATAAGTAAATATATTTATACTTTTTTAAATAAACTTTTTCATAAGCACTTCTATCAAATGTCTCATTTTCTCTATTTTTTTGATTTAGTGATCTAGAATGATAAAATTTACCATCTAGCATATAGTGAGTAGCAGTTTTAGTTTCGCCTAAATATAGCCAATTCATAGCCTGATATATTTTACCTTTATGATTTTGTATAGGGTCAGCATAACTTACTACTGCTTTTATATTAGGAAAATCTTTTTTTAATTTCTTCATACAAAATGAAACTATTTTAGATACAGGGTTTTTATGCTTATTTAAAGCAACTCTAACTAACTCACATACTTCATAAGGTGTAAGATTAACTACTTTAGACATATTAGGGTTAGCCCCAGAGCCGAATAAAACTGAACCTATAAATTCTTTATCTTCCCAAACTCCAAATCTAACTAATTTTCCAGATGGCATGGCTTTAGAGTAATGATAATTTAATACTGCATATTTAGAAGCTTCATAACTACAATAATCAATAAACAATCCTTTATCCATTAATAACTTGGCCACATTCTAGACATACTTCTTTAGTGTCTTGATCTAGCTTTCCTTGATCGTCTTTATCTGTAGGTTCAAATAAATCTTTATCTAACATAATGTCTTTTAGTTCTAAAGCATCAAAGCCTGTTAAATCTAAATCAAACTTATCATCTTTTAAAACTTGCAACTCGGACATAAGTAATTGTTTATCCCATTTAGATTCAGCACCTGATCTATTGTCCATAATTCTATAAGCAACTGCCTTATTTTTATCAAATTCTTTTTTAATTACAAAAGCTTTAGTTTTATTAAGCTGTTTTAATGCTTTCCATCTAGTATGACCTACAACAATAACATTATTTTGATCTACTACGATAGGTTGATTATTTCCAAATTCTGATATAGAATTTTTAACTTTTTTAACTGCTTCTTGTGAAATTTCTCTAGGATTATCCTTATAAGGTTTAATCTCATTTATATCCATTTCTATTATTTCCATATTATCCTTTTAATAGTTTAGTTAGTGATTTCCATAGATTAGGATTTTGTTTAAATACTTTTTCATAACCATCTCCAATAGCTTGTGCTATAGGTTCTTCTCCTCTACCATTTACATCTATTCCTGAATGATTAATTATTATGTGAAATAATTCGTGCATTATCGTATTAAACAACTTTATTCCTTTTACCCTTTTATCAAATACAAGCAAGTTTTTATTAGGCTCATAAAATCCATATAAATTTTTTAATATTTCATATTTAATTTTAATCTTTTTTCTGCCATATTTAATGCTTCGTATATTCATCTTTATTTAATGTAGCCCTTAAATATTCTATTTGCAGTTTAAGTTGTCTATTTTCAATACTTAATTTAATTATTCTTATTCTGCAATACCTAAATATTCTTAATAAAGCTTTCATTGAATTAATTGAATTTGATGTTTTTCATCTAATCTATCTATTTTATAATATTTACCATCTTTACTAAATTTCTCAAATGTACCATCTGTAGCATAATGAACATATCCTAGTTTTTTAAGCCTAGAAATTATATCTTGAACTTTTTCTTCGTCATCTGAAATTTCCCATCTTCTTTGAGATAACCAAGTAGAAAAATGAGGAATAAATTTATTATCCTCTATTTCTCTAATTTGAGAATTATAACTACTAATTAACATAGGAAAGTCTGTTTCTTTTAATATTCCTTTACTCCATAATTTAAGCCATATTTCATGAGCCTTATATTTAGAACCTCTTTTTTTTAATAAATCTTTCCAAGCTTGCTCAAACTGACTATCATATTTATCATTAGGTATAGGTTTAGGTATAGGTATAGGTGCTTGAGTTTTGCTTGTAGCTAAATCTCTTTTTGCTAGACCCCCTTTTTTACCAGCTTCTGCTCTAGCGTTGTATTTATTAGTTAAATACTCATGTTCATGTACTAATCTCTTTTGTGTCCATGTATTTTTATTACGATTTTCTTTATCTTCTGTATTTAATATAAAAAATTCTTGCAAAACTTCATAGACATTTATGCAACAATCATCTGTTTTACATTGACAAATTCTATAAGCATTTTCAGTAGTAAAGGGTTTAGCATTTTTAGTCCATGCAAAGCTTAATAGCCTAATATATATTCCTATAGCTTCGTTAGTTAAATGGACAGTTTCAGCAGTAAATGTATCTGTAAATAATTGTAATGCATGAAATTTATTCGTTTCCTTTGTCATAAAATATATCTTCCTTTTCTAGTTGTTTAATTTTTTGATTTGTTTCTTCTAAAAGTTCATACTCTGTTCCGAATAAAGAATAAAACTTTTTTTTATTTAAATGTACTGATTCATTCCCCATATTATGATGTTGTGGACATAAAGGTATTGTATCAGTATGTGGTGGTCTTAAACCCAAGCCTGTATGTTTTCTAATATGATGTATTACAGGCTCCGAAAAAAGACCTCTTTTAGAACAGGCTATACAACCGATTTGTCTTAATTTATCAAATCTAATCTTATCTTGTTTTTTCATTTCTTCATGTCGTCTATGCCTATTTCTATCTATTACTTCAAAGTGTTCTTCTTTGAGTTCAGTCACTTAATTTTTCCTTTATCTTATTAAGATGATTTTCAATAAAAGATATTTCTTCTTTTATTATAGAATCATTTTTAGGGTCATAATCAGATAACTCTATAAGTGTTCCTAGCCTAATCATTCTTAACAATCTTTTAAATGCTCTACGAACATGCATATCGGACATATCCGAAACTAAAAGCCATTGATTTTTAGACCTTGAAAAATAATTTTCTTCAGGTGTAGATTGTTGAGTTTCATCAGTTTTAGGAATATCTAAAAATTCTTCTCCACTCATAATAATTTCTCCTGTTTGCTATTATCTTCTTTATAAGGTTTCCAATCAAAATCTACAAGTCTATATTCTTTCCCATTAAACTTGCTTTTAAAACTAGCTTCTGTGTAAGATTTAGCAGATTTTAATTTTTCATAAGGAATCCACATATATTCTTTACCATGAACTATACCTAGACTTTCCTTTTTTCTTAAAGCTTTCTTATAAATGTAATCTCTTACACTTACTTTTCCAAGCCATACTTTATCTACTTGAACTTTGATCATTTGTTATCTCCATTTCTTTAGTTAATAATAAAGGTTTATCAAATCTTTCCGACAGACTTTCAATAATACTTAAAGCTTTTTCTTTTTTAAGAATAGAAATATCAGCACCATCTAAAACTTGATAAGGGTCGCCATCTTGAAAAGTTTGTAATCTTATATCTAAAGCATTACAGAACTCTATTAACTTATCTGATGTTATTTTATTAATCATTCTCTCATACTTTTGAACTTGCTGAAAAGTCACTCCTAACTTTTTACTTACTTTAGTTTGAGTTAAATTTTTAGCATACCTATGAGCCACAAGCATTGAAGCTATCCTTGTTCTATTATCCATTTATTTTCCTGTGAGTTTGTGGGGTAAGAAAATCGGAAACTTACCCCATTTATAACTAGAAAGGGAGCATAATGAATACACTCAATTTCTTTTTTATCCGATTTAATCATTATCTGCAATCTATTTAAACTCTAGTGTAAGTATATACAAATTAATTTACTTTTTATTAATATTTTTGCTTTATTAATAAATAACACGCTAAAAGTGTTATTACATAGGCTTTATTAACTATTTACTTATATCTGAAAATCATGATTAATTAGTGAATAACTAATAAGGAGAAAAAAACATGTACTATAATATATATACTAAACAAACTTTTTCAGGAAAAAATCTTGAAAAATTAGAAGCTACTAATCTTAAAGGTGGTTTTTGTACTTTTAATCAAGCTAGAAAACTTAAAGCAAAAGTTATTAAAGGTTCTAAAGCAGTTTGCAAACTTTCTAGAATGGTTTCAGAGGGTAAAGAAAACGAATTTAGATCATACCCTGTATTTCACGAATCACAAATAGAGTTTAGAAAGGAGAGTAAATAATGGATATTTTAGATTTACATTTAAAAGGTCTAGAAGCTTCTAAAAAAGCATTAGAAAAATTTTTAGAAGATTGGAATAAAAACACAGGTGGAAACAAATATGGTGAACCAATGTATTGTGGCTTTGCTGGAGTTGTTATTTTTGATATTAGATCAAATTCTAAAATCGGAAAAAAATTAAAAGATTTAGGATTTAGAAAACATTATCCTAAAGGTCTTTACTTAAATAATCCATCTAAACACAATGGTCAGTCAATGGATTGTAAAGAAGAAGGTGCATCAGCATACGCTAAAATTTTTAGAGATGCTGGTTTTAAATCTTATATGACATCAAGAGCTGACTAAATTAAATCAGGGTGGTGTAAAAGCCACCCTTAACTAAAGGAGAATATAATGGATATATGCGAACACAACATACCTAAAGAAGTTAATATAATTAATAAAGCTACAAAGATAACTAAAGAATTTAAATCAGTTGAAGAATTTTCAGATTATCTTTTGAGCCTTAAACCAGAACTCTTTAATAATACATGGGATTTATATGATGAGAGTATTTATGGTTTAACAACTAGAATTTGGTTCTCTAAAGGCCAAATAATAAAATCGGATTTGTTTGAAGATAAAACATTTTCGCTTAACTCAAAGGAGAAAAAATAATGAATAAATTTCATAAAACTATACATAAGATTTACGACTTACCCATGAAAGATAGAATTAAGTATTGTCAGGATTTTGTTTATAATCTTACAAAACTTAAATTTTCATGGAAAGAAGCAAAAAGATATTATCACGAAATGTTTGATTGTGATACTTACGAAAACAATATTTATATAGTTATGGTTTTTAGAGGTAAGCAAGCAGATTGGCAAATTCATGATAAAGAACTTAAAGGTCAAATGACTTATATATCTATAAAGAATAGAGATAAAACCTCAATTCATGATTGGAGACACTTACAACAAATTAAGAATGAGTTAGTAGGTGTAGATTGTGAAGCAGTAGAAATTTATCCTAACGAGGATAGATTGGTAGATACAGCTAATCAATATCATCTTTTTGTATTTCCTAAAGATTACAAAATACCTTTTGGTTGGAATACTAGATCAGTTATTAAGGAAGAATTAAAAGGTGGTTATAATAAAACAGGACAAAGAAAAATAGAGGAGACAACAGATGTTGATATTCGGCAAAACTAAAAGCGATTGGAAAGCAATAGAACTATATTATAGACGAGAATGGTTATGTTTTGTAGTTGGTTTAATAATAGGAGTAATAATATGAGTTTAGATAAAGAAATAAATTATTCATTTAAAAAGGTAAGGTTAATTGAAAGATTAGTCACTTATCATGATTTAAAATCAGATTTGGATAAGTTAATAAATCAAATAGAAAAAGAATTAGTTTTATTAGATAAAGAAAATGCAGAGAAAGGAGATCATAATGTCGTTAAAGGAACAAAGGCTTAAATTTATAAACAAAATATCTGTTAAGAGAAGATGGACATTTGGAGATAATAACCCATTCTTTATAGAGGTTTATGAATTAATGGATAAGATTCAAGCAACTACATTAAAAGAATATAAAAGAAAGTTAAAACTAGAAAGGAAAAAATATGAAGAAAATGCTATGCGTAATTATATTGCTACAAGCCTGTGCGTATAAGCCTGTCGTTGATACCTCAGGCAGAAGTGGTACATTTGATAATACAAAAGCTGTAGAACTTACAAACGATTTACAGCATTGTAAAACTTTAGCAAAAGATAATACAAATACATTAGTTGAGGGTGGCAAGTATGTTTATAATTATTACTTTAGACCAGGTGTTTTATGGCTATCTCCTAAAGCTAATTATAATTATCCTAATATGTATAGATCATGCCTTAAAGGTCGTGGTCATTCTGTATTAAACTAGAAAGGAAAACATGAATAAACAAGTAAAAACAGATTATATGATTAAAGGCATGATTGAGGATTTTAAGAAAAAACCTAGTCATAAGCTTTTAGATCAAATAATAGGTCTAAAATTTAAACATATTAGACTTAAAAAAGATATTACTGCAGAGGCAGTAGTAGGCGATAATCCTTTATATTTTGCATCAGTATTTGCTTTATATAAATTTGAAAAAGGTATAACAACAACAACAGCTAGATTATTTGTTTTAAGTAAATATTATAAATATGATATTACTCAATTAATCGAAAGGCTAAACTAGAAAAGGAAAAAAAATGTCAACAAAAATAAGTATAGATAAACATGGAAACGAAATCGAGTTTAATCCAAATGAAAAAAAATATAGATATAAAGTAAATGGAGAAGTTAAGACAGGTTGCACATCTGTAATTGACCCTAGATTTGGAAAAGCTGGAATTGTAGGTTGGGCTAAGAAACTACCATTAGAGGCTTTAAGATGGCAGATGCAAGAAGATAAAAAACCTATTGATGAGATAGAGGCTTATATTTCTAAACTTAAAATAAAAGTAGCAGAACTTTCTATTAAAGATGCAAATATAGGAACAATGATGCACACACTTTGTGAAGATTATATTTTAGGTAAAAATCCTGTAGCACCTACCTCTGAACCATTAAAAACTATGTTCCCTAAATTTACAGAATGGTGGGATAATATGAATATAGAAGTTATAGAAACAGAAAAAACATATTATTCACAAGAATTAGATACATGTGGAACAGTAGATTTAATTTGTAAAATGAATGGTAAATTAGGATTAATTGATTTTAAAACATCAAAGTCAATTGACTATTCTAATTATCCTGTTCAAATATCTGCTTATCGAAAAATGATAATGGATAGTACAGATTATAAAATAGAATTTTTAGGATTAATAAATATTCCTAAAGATAAAGGACTTCCAATTAACTTTAGAAAAATTAAAGTTAAGAATGATTATTTAAAAGCTTTTAAATTGTGCAAACAATTATTAGAGTTTGAAAATGATTATGCTAAGCAACTAAGTGATTGGAAGAAATTAGTAAATAAACAAAAACAAAAAAAGAAACAATAAGGATAAACATGACACAAACACAACAAGGACAACTACCATTCTGTGGTTTAACATTAAAAATGTATAGCACAGGAAACAAAGCCCCAAAAATGGAATTTACAGCTTCATCTAATAAGGCTAAATTTAAATGTACTTTGACTAAAAATATGTATGATCTTAAAGACATTAATATTTGGTTAAGCACTCCACAGGTTCAGGAATATGTGCGAGCAGGTTTTCTTGCTAAGTGGGGTAGTAAAATAATACAAGGAGAACAAAATCAATTTGGAGATGGATTAGAGTTAGAAATAACATATTTCATGGTTAAACCATTTGGTGGAAATAATAATTTTAATAAAAAAAATTATACTCCTCAACCTCAAGAACAAAGCTATCAACAAGCTAAACAAGGGATTCAGCTTACAGATGATAAGTTGCCAAATAGTCCAAAAGATGAAATAGATTGGGCTAAAGAGGGTGCAACTGATTTTAACCCAGATCAATATGAACAAGAATTAGGTTAATGTCGGAAGAACCAAAATACATACAAATACGACCACAATCTTTTGACCCACATAAGATTATTTCTTATTTAGATGCCCTTGATAAAAGGTTTGTTAGATCAGAAATAGATTATGACGAAGTAAAAGATCAAGTTCAGGAAGTATTTGATTTTGTTGTTAATGAAAAAATAACTAATGAAACAATGGCTGTATCTTTAGCAAAAACTAAAGCTAGTATTGATGATAGGTATAAGAAAGTTAAAAAAGAACTTTCAGATAAAAAAAAATTATACCTTTATTATAAAATAGAATCAAAAAATGGTCATAGTTATTGTGAAAATTTAAAAACACAATCCATTAACAATCTAGCAATAGAAAAGTTGACTAGAGCATAAATGAATTTTACTAACGATAATAGGATTCTCTCCTTTTTTTATCAGTTAGTAAATAGAGTTATTAGCGAGAGTTAATAATTTGGCTAGGGTGGTTTCTTAATCTGGTTTGTGACTGCCCTAGTTTATAGTTACATCAAAATGTTTTAGGCTAGTCTTAGAGGTAATATTAACTTCTTTATAATTCCAATCTATTAATTCAACATCTTGATGTTTAGTTAAATCTTCAATAGCTTGCCATAATTTTGGTTTAGATGGCACGACATCAATAAAACGCAAAGCTACAAAGTGGCCATAGGGATTATATTTAGATTCAATTTGAAATTCTGCTTCTATAATTTTAAAGTCAATGTCCATTGAGACATCTTACTATTTTTTACGCATAATGTCAGCACCCTTTAATCCATATATCGCACTAACGACACCGATAAAAATTGCTTGATACCAATAAGGTAAGTTTGAAAAATATTCAAAAAAAATATCTAATTTATTACGAATTTCAGGGTCGTCAGTGAAAATAGAATAACCCAATATAAGAATAGGCAAAGATATAAGAATAAGGACAAATTCATCTTTAAACCCATTGTCATTACTTTCAATAACTTTTGCTTTGTACTCAATTTCGCCCTTGCTCATTTTCTCTGCATGAAGCATTTGTGCATCAGAAATTAATTGTTTTGTTCGTTGTTTATTTTGATATAGCTTCGCTCCTGTCTTTACACCCAACGATAATAAATTCAACCACATTATTTTTTTATCTCCTCTATAAGCATATCAATTACATGCTTTGCTTTTTCTAAATCTTCTATTTGTTTTTTCTTATCTTTATGCTTTAAATTATATCTTGAAATATATTTGGTAATATGAGTTTGACAGGCATTAAAGTCATTCGCCATGCAATAAGTCAAAGGCTGTATTTTAAGGTTCTTATAGTGATTCCCTGAAACCTGTTCAGAAAATGCTGAATTATCGTTCTGCGTGGCTCTATGGCTCTTTAAAAGGGTCTTTTTTAATGTATTTGAGGTCATACTATCTTCTTAATCCAATTACCTTGATTGTCAAGCACCATAGGAAGTAATCTAGGAATACCATTAATAATAATTCCACAACCTATAATAAACCTTGTTCTAAAATTTTTGGCGTAGGCAAAAGCCATATTCTTCTGGTCGATCAAACAACCAACATTCATGCCAAAGAATAAATTATCTGGATTCGCCCACCATGATATTACAAACTTTGTGTGATAATGCCCTTGAACACAACTCATTCCCATAGCTTGACTTGTTTTTAATACATCTGCACTTCTACCATGCGTAAAAAAACATCTTTGACCATTACCCATAGTAAGTGTTAGATCATCTATCCACTTCCATTTTTTAGTTCCTAGAAAATCTCCATAATCTCTTAAAAATTCTTTACTCATTCCATATTTAAGCGCTCGTCTATAAACTAAGCTTGAATGGTTACTATCTACTTCTGTTACTTCAGGAAATATTCCTTCTAATTCTTTTATATATTTTCTAGCTTCTTTTAATTCGTGTCCAGCAGAATATAGATCAGGGTTACTATCGTGCATTGAAATCGCATGGAAGTCTAAGCTATCTCCTATATTAACAACTGTGTCAGGTTTAAATTCTTTTTTAATTTCTTTTAAAAAGCTAATAGCATCTTTGTGATGGTAGGGAATATGCATGTCGCTAATGACTAGGATTCTCTTATTCATACAATTATTGCTTGTACTTTCTTTTTTGCTTTTTGTAAAGCCTACAGCTTTTCTAACAAAACCATAATCACATAACCCATAGCACTAATTAATGAGCCTGTGCATATTAATAAAATTTTTTCTAATCGTTTTACTTTTTCTTCTATTACTGAAATTTTTTGATGAGTTAGTTTCTGCATAATACGACATAGCTTTTCGTGTGATTCTATTTTTTGTAATGCAGATTTACTCATTAGCTTTGATCTACTTTCTCTAATACCAATTCAAATCCAGCACTTACTGATGATGTGGCACTTGCTTTAGCAACTATTTCTAAATCTGTCTTTTCTGTAAATTTAACAGGAACTGCATAATTCTTTTCTACAAATCCACCTCTTGTAGTTATAAATGCTTTTGTATTCCAAACATTACCATTTTCTATTTCTTTGTTAATAAATCTAATTTCATTTTCTAAATCTTTAGAACTACCTATATCTATTTGCATTAAATAAGCATTATATTTACGAGGGATTGTATAGAGGCACATTAAAGTTTGACCATAAGTAGGTCTTATTTGTGCAACAGTTGTAGATGAAACTGTAATTGTAATTGTTCCAGAATTTGTATTTCCTGTATTTGCAGATACCATTAATGCTCTAAATACTCTGATAAAAGATACTGTTCCAGCACTACCACCAATAGTTAAAGTTTCTTCTGCTAAATCATAATTACTATCTAAGCCAAAAATTTTAACTGTTCCTGTGTTATCGTCAGATGTATTTGAACTTGTTGCAGTAGCTGTACCAGAAGAAGATGGATATGTGTAAGTATTGTTTCCGTCCCATACTGTTTCAAAATCTGAACTTCCTACAGCAGTATTTAATCCATATTTGTGAATACCAGAAAAATTATTAATAATTCCTTTTTGAATTGCTAATCCTAGTGGGATATTGTTATCGCTTACAAAACTCATTTCTTTTTCTTTCTAGGCTTATACTTTTTGATAGCTTGTGAAATGAATATGTTTTTATATAGAGAAACCTTTTTGCCAAACTTAGAATCAGCTTTTCTCTTTGCAGATTTATAAGCCTTAGACTTCTTATTAAAAGATTTTGGTTTCCCTAATCTCTTTGGTCTAGCTTTGGCATATATAGGTTTCTTTGTGGCCATTACTTCTTCTTCTTTTTAGCTTTTTTCTTTTTCTTCATTGGTGGTCTTCCTCGTTTAGAACCATAAGTTCCTTTTCCCATTGGCATAATATTTCTCCTATTAGTTAGTTAATTTTCCACCAGACCATTTGGCTTCTGGTAATCCATTAGTATATGATTTGCCATCAAATGTTAATACTTGTTTTCTATTTGAACCATCTTTGTATGATACATGAATCCAACCACTATTAGCTTCGCCTGTGTAATACTCTAAGATTAGTTGGTCAAAGTCACAATGGTTTTCAATCCACAAAGCTACTTCAAGGTTAGACACTCCAGCTATTTCAAAATCTGTTGCGTTTCCTGTGGTGTGTTGTGATGTTTTTTTACTGCCTATTGCTTCGCATAATTCTTCTGATCTATAACCAGATGTAATTGTAACAGGCTTATCAAACTTTACTCTCACAGGCTCAAGTATTTCATAACAAAGATCGCCTAAGTTTTTAATTTCTCCAGCACCAGCTTTATTCTTAATGCCTTTTCTTGTAGCAGTTTGTGATTTTTCAAATTCCTCTAAAGTAAAATGTTTAGATAATTGCATAATTACCTCGCTGTTGTTGGTATGCCACCTGATGTAACAAATGGGGATTCTGCAAATGCCATGTAAATGTATGTTCCACCAGAGGCATTTAGTGCATTATTATCTTCTCTAATTTTAATTCCATTACTTAAAAAATCTAAATCATTATTTAAAGTACCTGTTTCTTCTGCTTCATTTGTATTTGCATAAAAATTATTATTAATTTCATTATGAGGGTCTCTTTTATTATCAAACATAACCCAACTATTTGCTACATCACTTCGTTTCGTCATAAAAAATGCTGGTTTAAATCCTGTGTAAATAAATGGACCATCCAAAGAATTATTTGAACTATACGACCCAAATTTTGAGTAGCCTTTTTTCTCTGCGAAGCAGTAGGATACATAAGTTCCAGAACTTGCATTAACAACATCATTTCCATCACAAGAATATGTAGTAGAACTTACTGCACTAATTATTGCACCACCTGTAGATTGTGAAGTGTCAGTAGTATTCAATGCCATATATTCATTATAACCACGCATAGAATTTTGAAAATTCCATTGAACAGTTCCATTTCTTTTTTTTGTTATAATAACATTTGGAGCAACACCTAATCCATGACCTACAGTAGCACTAGAGCCTGTGCCTGTATATGTAACAATACTAAATCCAGCATCAGTTGAAGCTGATACAGAACTTGTTATGCTTCCATCTGTGTTTGATGAGCCTGTGCCACCAGCTAACCAATTCCATGATGCAAAAGTTTGAGAAGACTGATTCACAATTACATCAGTTCCTAAAGTAAATCCATCACTATCAAAACTTTGTAATCTATCTGTTTCTGTAGATTCTCCATAAGTTAAGTTAGAAAATAATTGTTTGTTTGCACCTCTAACTGTATCATTAAGAGTATGGTGTTCTGCAACACTTCTACCTTTTAACCATACAAAATCTGGAGAAAATCCAACTCCTGTTATTGCATGAGCATCAGTTCCATTTCCTGTATAAAGAACGGTATTAAAATAATCTGTTGGTTTATCTATATCTGTGTAAGCCATTATCCATACTCCGCTAAATTTTTTGTGTTTAAACTGTAATATCCACTAGGTACTGCATATTCAAAGTTTCCATAGCCATCTCCATCTGTGTTGCCTGATGAGATTGTGTAAGGTGGGTTGCCATAATTCCATTCAGTAGTTAAAGTTCCAGAAGATAAAGAAGTTGCACCAAAAAAATAATCTTGGGGTACAGAAGATGCTAAAGCTGGTGCTGTTACAGTTCCAACAGATGAGCCATTTTTATAAAAAGTTATTTCTCTATTTGAAGAATCAAAAGCCATACCAATTATATCATTTGTAGTATAAGTAGAATATCCACTTGTGCTTGAACCACCTACATATATAACACCATCACTTCTATAAACTACTCTATAAGTAAATTCTTGAGCATTATTATTTGTTAATCCAACTTGATACTTACTATCTGTAGCAATCATTTTTACTTCACAATACCATTTACCACCTGAAGATAATGAAATGGTGCTTGTACCCCATTGACCATCAGTTGTTGATGTTACAAATTTTAAATTTCCTTCGCTAAATGTACCATACCCACCTAAAGGATTTAATGTTGCAAAATTATTAGTACAAGTATCAGTAGATTGATCTATGCTAGTTAAGTTATTTACAGTAAAGTTATTTCCATTTCCTGATACATCTGCACCTAGACTACCAGAGTTTTCAAAGTCTAAATAGAATCCATTTGTGCCAAAG